AAATGTTAATGCGATTACAGGATACGGTAATACATCATTAATGGATGCAGCAAGACAGGGTTTTAAGGATATAGTTATAATATTGATAAAAGCGAAAGCAAATATAAATGTACAAGATAAAGATGGTTATAGGGCTTTAGATTATGCTATTTATTTTGGGCATAAGGAAATAGTAGGATTGTTAAAAAAAGAAGGGGCAAAATCAGGCTTTTCTAATAAAGAGATAAAGTAATTAAATTGTAGGTTAAATAAATGATATTAGATACACATGAAGCAGTAGAAAAAATGGTTGAAGCAGGAGCATCAAAGAAGATGGCATAGGCTATAGTGAAAACTCTTAACTCTTCAAATGATAATTTAGCTACTAAAGCTGATTTACTTCAAACAAAAACCGAATTAAAAGCTGAAATAAGTGAACTAAAATCGGAGTTAAAGGAAGATATGTTTGCTTTAATAGGGGAAATCATAGAAATGAAAAACAATTTTAAATGGGTTATGGCATTGATATTTGTAATGCTGGGTTTGCTGGTAAAGATAGCATTTTTTGGTTAAGTATTGAGGTAAAGTTATGGACAAAGAGCAATGGCTAAGAGAGCGTAAGACATATATAGGAGGCAGCGATGTAGCTTCTTTGTGTGGCTTAAACAAGTACAAATCGGCTATGGCGATATATCTAGAAAAGACCTCTGCTGAAGTGGAAGAAAACGAGATAAATAAAGCTATGGAATGGGGAACTCTTTTAGAGGATACGATTGCTAATGCTTATTCAATAAGAACCGGTTTTAGTATTGAGGTTGAGGCTAATGTAATACGTCATCCTGAGCATAGCTTTATTGCTGCAAATATAGATAGATGGGCAGACGGTAAAAAGCATATCTTAGAATGTAAGACGGCTGGATTTATGATGTCCAAGGATTGGGGAGAAGAATACACCGATCAGATTCCTGAAAGTTATTTATGTCAGGTTGCCTATTATGCTGCTATTTGTGATGTTGAGAAGGTAGATATAGCAGTATTAATAGGTGGGCAAGATTTTCGTATCTATACTTACAATCGTAATAGAGAGTTTGAGAGCAAGTTGATTAAGGTGGCGGTTAATTTTTGGCACAACCATGTTTTAAAAGGTATTCCGCCTGAAGCCACATCAACTGATGATGTATTAGCACTTTATCCTAAAGCCAAAAGTATAGAGGTTAAAGCTGATAACGGAGTAGCTAGTGTGATTGAGACGTTAAAGTATCTAAAGGATAAAGAAAAGAACCTCAATGATACTATAAAAAAGCTACAGTTTGAAGTTCAGGACTATATGAAGGATGCAGATATTCTGGTTGACAATTCAGGTCATTGTTTAGCTACATGGAAGAATACAAGCCCAAGGATAACTTTAGATACAAAGAAATTACAGGAAGAGCATAAGGATATCTACCAGCAATACGTGAAGGAAAAAGAAGGCTCAAGAATGTTTTTAATTAAGTAATAGGGTAACCATGGATGATAAAATTAAAATATCAGGAAACACGCCTGTACTATAAAACAGTATGTCAGAAGAGGTATATTCGGAACTTCAAGAGCTATTTCAAATATATAATATAATTAATAGAGAGAAAGAAAATGAATAATATAGCAACAATAAATACTAATGAAATAGACCAGCATGTATGGTCGGCTCTAAAAAACAGCTTATATACTGGAGCAAAAGATGAAAGTATAAAAATGGTTCTTGATTATTGCAAGGCTGCAAAATTAGACCCCTTACAAAAACCAGTACATATTGTGCCGATGAGAGTCAAGAACTCTCTTACGGATAAATACGAATATAAAGATGTCGTTATGGCGGGAGTCGGTCTATACAGAATACAGGCGGCTAGAAGTCAGCAATATGCAGGTGTTAGTGAGCCTGAATTTGGCGAAGATGTAAGGTGTAAATTAGGAGGCGTAGATATTACCTATCCAAAATGGTGCAAAGTGACGGTAAAGAAAATAGTAAATAATACTATTGTTGAATTTACGGCTAAAGAATACTGGATAGAAAATTATGCGACCGCTAAAGAAAGTTTAGCCCCAAATACGATGTGGAAGAAAAGACCATATGGACAACTGGCTAAATGCGCTGAAGCTCAAGCGTTACGTAAAGCGTTTCCTGAAATAGTTAGCCAACATCCTACAGCTGAAGAAATGGAAGGTAAAACGTTATATGAACTTGATAATGAGCCAAAAAATATTACGCCAAAGGTGCAAACACTAAACGCGAGACTAGACGATTTAATTGTCAACTCGGAGGAAAAAGCTATAAACCTTAAAGAGGTCAGTGCATCAGAATACGTAGAACTTGCCGAGTTGATAGTAACTAATGATGTGCCTGACGACACTGTTAAAAAATGGTGTGATAAGGCTGGAGTTGAGAGTATATATGATTTAGATGAGGTTCAAGTAGAGTCTTGTATTAAGTATATCAATAAGAATTTTGTAAGTACTGAAGAAATTGTGAGGTAAATTTAAAATGAATAAACGATACATATAAAGTTGAGGAATTAGATGACATAAGAGTGAGTTCGTCTATGAAACAGGTAAGTTCTAGTGAAGATAGAGTATCTAAAGTAAAGGGAACATTGGATAGCTTTTTAGTTGATGAGGTAAAGATAGTAGATGATAAAAAATGGTAATAGTTTAACTACTTCTGAATTGCACAAAAGTGGAAGAAATACTCATTATTATAGTTTTGGATTATCGCATGACTACAATAAACTTACTACCGATGTAGTGTATTTTGTTTCTGAGAAGTTTAAGAATAAAATAGATTCAATACAATTAAAAGGTACATATGCTATGGCACAAGGATTAAAACCATATGCTAGTATTACTCATTTTATAGCTAAAGGTAAACCAGAATATTACGGAGATTTAAAAGCTAGAAAAACAAAAGGTCTTATTTTTGTAATTGGTACTAAGATAACATTATAAAAATAAATAGTGGTGTCCAAAAACGAACGTTTTTGGACATACTCAGATTAACTGTTCAGAAATTATATTGACATAGTTTAGAACATAAGAGATATTTAGGACAGCATATTTGATGCAGTTTTTAAAAATAATCTAAAAATAACATAACAATTAATCATCATGCCACGTAACTTTGCATATGCTCGTGTTTCCACTATTGAGCAAAACACCGACAATCAAATACAGGAAATTGAAGCGGCGGGATTTAAAATTGAGCCTCACCGTATTGCTACAGAAATTATATCTGGTTCTATGCCTATATCTAGACGCAAAGAATTTGGGCGTCTGTTAGATAAAATGGAAAGAGGAGATGTTTTGGTTGTCACTAAGCTCGATAGGCTAGGGCGTGACGCTATTGACGTAAGTACCACCGTATCTAAATTAGAGAAAATGGGCATTAAGGTTCATTGTCTAGCTTTAGGAGGAGTTGATCTCACCAGCTCAGCAGGAAAAATGACCATGGGAGTAATTAATTCAGTTGCCCAATTTGAGCGTGATTTGTTGATTGAGCGAACACAATCAGGACTTGCAAGAGCTAGATCACAGGGTAAAAGTCTTGGGCGTCCAAGAGTTTTATTAAACCAACAAAAGCAAGAAGTTATAGAACAATTACAGGAAGGAAAAAATATTGTGACTATCGCTAAGAATTTCAATGTAAGCAGGCAGACAATTATGAGGATTAGAGATTCTATCCTATAAACCTGTTGTATAATTAATCTATTTCAGCTTTAACAATTGCGCTTGGATCAAACAACATGTTAAATTCTTTCCATGTTTCATACTCAGTTAGGGGTAATTTATAAGGAATTGTTTTTTTTACGGCTTCAGTACAACTTTTTGCTGTAAGTTTACAAGTCTTATCTGAATTTGGTGGACATATAACATCCTTAATTTCTAACTCTTTTAATGATCCATCCTCATTTAAAGATATATATAATATAACTCTTACATGCTCTATATTTAATTCTTTAACTGGGGGATACCAATTTTTTTCTGTTTGTTCCTTAATAGAAATTAGAGTTTGCTTACTTAATGAATTAGTATTTAAGGTGCACGAACTTAGGCCAAAACATAACAACGTTATCAATAATGCTTGTAATTTATTCATGATGTCTCCTTATTAGTTGTCGGTTCTTTACCATATCTATTCTCACCTTTATTTCCTTTAATAAAACAAAGTAAAATAAATACAAAAGGCGAAAATATGAAATTTAAAAG